TTGTGTGCTGGAAGTGGAAGCCTATGCCGGGATACCGGTCCCACTTTAATGCAAAGTCGGTCAACGTCTTGCGGAATATGGTCGCGCGTAACTTGCAGATGATCCACCGTTTCACGTGCATCACGGACGACCCGACGGGGATAGACCCAGACATACGCATCATTCCTCTCTGGGACACGTACGCGAACATCCCCAGCCCCTCCGGGCCGCGCAATCCGTCGTGCTACCGTAGGTTGAAGATGTTCGCGCCGGAAGCGAAGGAGTTGATTGGAGAGCGCATCGTTAGTATGGACCTCGATACTGTGGTGACCGGAGACTTGACACCGCTATTCGACCGCCAGGACGATTTCATTATCTGGGGCGGACAATCCGCGCAGCCCGCGGCTAGGGGGCGCCCGTGGTGCTGGTACAATGGGTCCTTTATGATGCTGCGGGCGGGCGCTCGCGAGCAGGTGTGGTCCCGATTCAACCCAGTAACGTCTCCGCGTGAAGCGCATGCAGCCAATGCACGGGGCAGCGATCAGGGGTGGATAACGCATTGTCTCGGAACGGGCGAAAAAGTGTGGACAGAACGAGACGGTATCTATTCATTTCGCAACCACGTCTTACCGGGAAAGGGTAGACTCCCGCCCGGAGCGCGGCTGATCGCGTTCCACGGCGCGCACGATCCGTGGAAGTCTGAAACTGTGGCGCTGGCGCCGTGGATACAGGAGTACTACTTCTGATGGCTTACAAATTCACCACTAAGGTAGAGGGATTGGGGGAGTTACAAAAGCGGCTGCTGATGCTACCTTTTGCGCTGCAACAGAAAGGCGCGCGCACAGCAGCTAGAAAAGCCATGAACATCGTCCGTAACACTGCGAAGGCGACTGCGCGCGGGTTTGACGATCCCGAGACCCGAGAGATGGTGTACAAGAACATGAGCACACAATACTCAACTCGGGGCAGTAAAGCCATCGGCGGGGTCAAGATGCGCGTGGGCGTACGCGGCGGCGCTCGGTTCGACAAAGGGGTCGCAGGCAAAGCCTCAAGCAACCCTGGCGGGTACACGTGGTACTGGCGGTTCCTAGAATGGGGCACCGTGAACATGCGTAGCCCTGCGCCCTACTGGTTGACTTCTGCACTGGAGAGCAACGTCTCCGCGGTTGTCGCTACACTTTCCGCGGAGTTGGACGCGGAAATAACAAAGGCCGCGGCAAATGTATCCACCACTGTTTGACCTGTGCTCCGCGGACACGTCCATACAGACGTTGCTCAGCAACGGTACCGTGCTCCGCATATACCCGTTCGGGGAAGCCGTACAGAAAGACCCCCTCCCGTATGTGGTGTGGGGTGTTGGGGATGGGACCCCGGAAAACTATCTCGGACAACCCCCGGACGTTGATTCTGTGACGACGCACGTGGACGTGTACGCGGCTACTGCCTCTGAGGCACGTAGTGTCATGGACGCTCTTACGAGCGTGTTAGAACTACACGCACACGTGGTTTCATGGGACGGCGAATCTCGGGACAGAGAGACCCGCGCGTACAGAGTTTCGTTCACGGTGGATTGGGTACTGGTACGATGAACCCCGCCACTAAAGAATTGCACTTGACAATCATCAGGCTCCTGAAGGGTGTCCTCAGCGCTTGGGAGAAGTGGTTGAAGGTGCAACCGTGATGACTACCCACTGCCACTTTGTCTACCGCGCAGCGCAACGTAGACAGACTCCCCGCAGAAACACACCCCGCCTGCAGGCGGTCATTTCCTAGGAGAGGTTACAATGGCGATCAAGACTCAAGGTACACAGCTGTTTTTCATCGACCCGTCGGGTGACATCGTCACCACGGTTGGGTGCGTCACGACCATGACTGGGCTCACCGCGGCCCGCGACCAGATCGAGACGACCTGCCTCGACAGCGCGGCCCGCACGTACGAGGCCGGCATGGCCACCCCGGGCGCGGCGTCGTTCACGATCAACTTCGACACGTCCGACGCGAGTCACACGCGTTTGCACGAGTTGTACGTGGCTGGCACCAAGGTGGAGTGGGCGCTCGGATGGTCCGACGGTACCGACGCACCGACCAACGACAGCAGCCTGTGGACGTTGCCCGCGACGCGCTCGTGGATCACGTTCAACGGCTACATCTCAGACCTTCCGTTCGACTTCGCGCTCAACGCGGTCGTCACTTCCAATGTGTCGATCCAGGTGAGCGACTTCCCGCTCCTGACCCCCAAGACGTAACCAAGAGAGGCTCGAATGAATCTTGAAGAACTGCGCGCGAAGGGCGGCATCGTCCTAGCAACGCCCGTGAAACAAGAGGTCTCGTGGACTCACCCAGACCAGGACGGTCAAGTGGTCACCGACACCTTCACGGTCCACGTCGTGAAGCATAGCTTCGGCTCGATAGAAAGGATTTTCGCTATCGAGTCCAAAGACACGGAACGTAGCCGCGCGGCTACGTTCATCAGCGAGTCTATCAGGCTAGGCGACGACGGGTCAGAGCGGATCGGGTACGAGGATGCGTACCAACTGGACTCTGGCTTGGCGAAGGTACTGATGGAAGCGATCAGCACCGTCAATAAGACCGGAGAGGCGGGCGGAAAAAACTAACAGCCGCCGATGAATTTTGGCACGAACTCGTGCTGAACGGCATCGGCGGCTGTACGATTGAGGAGGCGAAAGAGCGGTTGACGTTTGCGGAGGCGCAGTCATGGGCTGCGTATCTACGCAAACGTGGATCGCTGCACGTGGGTATGCGTCTAGAATTCGGCTTTGCGTTGCTCGCGAGCACCATCAATCACGCTCTTGGTGGGCATGCGACAGTGCTTGACTACATGCCGCACGCAGAAGACCCGGAGGTCCAGGGTACTTTGGCTGACGTTATGAAACTCCTATCTGGGAAGAGCTAATGGCAACACGTAACCTTGGTTCGCTGACGGTTGACCTGCTGCTCAGAATGTCTGGCTTCAAGGAAGGTATGAGCCAGGCCGGGAGGGAGGCGGCGAACGCAGCCAATAAGATAAGCAGCCAATCCAAAGCGATGGAGAATGCCTTCTCCCGGTCGCTGAACAACATACAGAGGAATGTGGTCGCGACATTCGCGGGAATGGTGTCGATAGACACCGTCCGTAGCGTCATAGAAATCTACGACAAGTTCACCCTGTTGGAGAACCGGCTCAAGCTGGTCATGCGCACGACCTCTGACCTGTCAGGGCTGCAGGAAGAGCTGTATCAGGTCTCACAACGTACCCGTACCGAGTACGGCGCCATCACGGACCTATACATCAAGCTGACCATGGCCAATACCGAGCTGAATGCAAGCTCGGAGAAGCTGATCAAGTTCACAGAGGGTATTGGTAACGCGCTGACTATCAGCGCAACCGCGGCGGCGCAAGCCAAAGGTGCGCTGCTGCAATTGTCGCAAGGTCTAACCGGGGGTATCTTCCGGGCGGAAGAGTTCAACAGCGTCCTTGAAGGCGCGCCGGAAATCGCGCGCGTCGTTGCGCGGCACATGGATGGTATGCGCGGGAGCTTGGGCAACCTGCGCATGGCGATCAAGGCGGGCGAAGTATCGTCCAAACAATTCTTTGACGCTTTCTTGTTGGGCACAGAACAACTCAACCGGCAAGTGCAGGGGATGACGCTGACGGTAGACCAAGCGATGACGAGGCTTAAGAACACCATCGCCAAAGCTATTTCTGAGTCAGACCTTTCTCCGCTGTCGACAGCGATCAATGATTTGTCTACAACGCTGTCTGACCCAGCGTATCAACGCGGGCTAGCAGAGTCGGTACGTTTGTTGGGCATGCTTGCCGGGATGTCCTTCAAGGGGCTGCTGGAGGGTGTGGACGCACTGCGGGCGCTTGGCGTTGCTGTAGACGCCTTGCAAGGTAAGTTTGATGCGGTCAAATCCTATGGGCTGTCTCTGGATAAACTACGACAAGCCGCGAAGGAACCCATTACTGTCCGCGTGCGGATGATAGGCTTCTTCGGCCTATTGCCCCAATCTGTAATCGATGCCGCGGCAGACAGAGTTCAGCAGCAGCTCAATAACGCCGTAGCAGACGCCCGTACCGCATCTGACCTGGCTACAAGAGCCAGTGCCGCCGGAGGTGCGTTGCAACCAGATCAGCGTCATAGGAACAGGTATAAGTATGCTGTAGAGGACTTTGGTCCGAAATACAGCAACGCGGAACTCATCTCTACCAAAGACTTGATGGAAGATGTAGCAACCGCTACAGACAAATACGACACGTACGTTTTGAAACTCGCGAAGTCTTTGACCGCGGGTACCATATCGCAGGAGCTATACAACAAGGGGTTGGCCAAAGCGAACGCGGATCTGGCGGCAGCCGGTAAGAAGAAAGACGGCGCTGGCGGCTCCAAGAAATCAGAAGCAGAGCAGGCCCATGAAGCCGCACTGAAGTACATCGCAGATTTGGAACAACAGAAAGCGGTCATCGGCCTCACAGACGCTGAGACACTTAAATACAATATCACCAATGGTGAAATGGCGAAGACGCTTGATAAGATCGGCGTCGCCGCCGGCCCCTTGCGTGACAAGATGCTCGCGCTGGCAGATAGCCTGAGCACGGACAAAGCGCGACAGGCTATCAAGGACCAGATCAAGGAGATGCAAGACCAGAACGCGGTGCTTGGTCTCACAGAAGAACAAGCCGGCGCGTACGACATAACACTAGGGAAGACAGCAGTGACCCTAGCCAAGTTGGGCGAAGAGGGAGAAGCCTACCGCATAGAGCTGCTCAAACAGAATCACGCTATGGCGGAGCAGCAGAAACTGCTGGATCAAGCGGAAGAGCGAAAGAGCATCTTTGAAGCCACCCGTACGGACGCAGAAAAGTACGCCGCAACGCTGTTGCGCCTCAACGAGCTATTCAAGAACCTACAGAAGACGCAAAGCGCCGGCCTGCCCACAATAAAGGATCCGGCGGGTTTCGGAATAGACCTCAATCGCCCGCGGCTCAATAATGGGGACGGGTCTGTCTCTACGGAGCGCACCGTCACGGTGCAGTTCGACGATCGGTTCTACAACATCCCGACGATTGTAGACGGGGTGGTGGTCCAAATAGATGCAGCGATCGCAGACGCCAAGGCACGAATGGCCCAAGGCGTGGAGTTGCCCAATTTCGGTACGCTCGCAGAAGCGGAGACAGCAGCGGCTGAACGCTCTGCGTATCTGGGCAAGGTGATAGACGGAACCACAGGAGCGCTTACCCGGTACGGAGAAGCGGTGGTACAGGCCGCGGGCGGATTTGCTTCAGCCACGGTGGATCAGGAGACTTACGGGCGCGCAGTCGCGGGCGCCGTCGAAGATTATATCACCGCGGCCAACGCGGTCACTGAATACCGGCTGCGGTTAGCGGAGTTGGAGAAATTACTCGCCGAAGGGCTGTCTCCAGAAGCATACGCTGCTGCGCGGGCGCAGCTGGAGGAATCCTTCGCAAAAGCTGGCCGCGAAGCTGCGGAAGCTTTCTTAGAGGAAGCAAAGAAGAACACGCAGGACATCGTGGCAGAGTTCCTTGAAAACCCGTTTGACGAAGGTATCAAGGGTCTGCTATTGAAGTTCAAGGACATGTTCATCCAGATTGCTGCGCAAGCCATCGCGGTGGACATCGCCGATGCGCTATTCAACGGCTTTGATGATTGGATTGCGCGCGCGAGCGAGGCGATGAAAGGGCTGTCTAGCGGGGCGGGCGGCGGAGGCTTTTGGTCCACTGTTCTCGGTTGGGGCGCCAGCTTGTTCGGGGGCAGTACTACGGGAGCAGCGGCAACCGGCGGCGGTTTAGCCGCGCGGGGGATTGGACCGTATGCTGAGGGGGGTTTCACTGGCGTGGGGAGTAAGTACACCCCCGCGGGCATCGTACACGCAAACGAATACGTGATGCCGATGGAGCGTGTGATGGAACCGGGCGCGCTGCCGTTCCTTGAGTCGTTTCATCGCATGGGCATGTCCGCGCTCCCCGGGTACGCGAGCGGCGGTTTGGTCGCGGCCCCGGCTTATTCCGGCAAGATGTCCGCGATCACAAAGGCCATTCCCTCCGTGTTGAACAAGATTCAGTCAGGCGACTCAAACGTGAACATGAATTTCAATATCGCCGCGCCACAGGGCACCGTCTCGCGCTCCACGCAGCAGCAGATCGCAGCCGCAGCCGCTCGCGGACTAACGCAAGCAAGCAGGAGAAACAACTAATGTTCTTGGAATCGCCGCGCTTCCCCGGGTGCCCATCCTTCGGCTTCACAACTGAGCCGATGTACTCGGTCACGATCATCGAACGGTCCAGCGGGATAGAGTCGCGCAACCGTAACTGGTCCCGTCCGCTTTCCCGATTCACGGCGACCGTGGGGCCGCGGGTACAGGCAGAAATCCAAGAGGTGTTGGAGTTCTATCACGCGGTTGGCGGGCGCGCGTATGGCTTCCGCTTCAAGGACGCCGCGGACTATCTGTCCTGTCGCGTCGGGGAAACGCCAACCGCCGTGGATCAGTCGCTAGTGCTGGACGCAACGCAATCCCCGGACGCCTATCAACTGACCAAGAGCTACGTTGCCGGCTCCAACACCCAGCTTCGGGAAATCTTCAAGCCCGTACAGGGCACGATCTTGATTGCCGATGGCGGCACAACGAAGGTAGAAAATACGCACTACACCATCGACTACGCCACGGGGCTGGTGACGTTCCTGTACACGCCCAGCGGTACGTTGACCTGGGGCGGGGAGTTCGATGTGCCCGTGCGGTTCGATTCGGAACTGCCCGTGGAAATCGCCAACTACAGGATTCAATCGGTACAGTTCACGCTGCGCGAGCTGAGGATGTCCAACTAATGCGAACTATACCGGCAGCGCTGCAGTCGCATATCGCTGGCGAAGTCACGACGCTCACCGTCTGCTGGGTTGTGACGAGGAATGACGGCGTGCTGATTCGCGGGACGCAGCACGATAGGGACATCATCATAACCACCGGCGCGTTTGCCGGGGTTTATTCCAGTGCGGCGGGAATCGCGTCCACCACGATCAAGTCCAACAGTGACTTCTCCCCGGACAATGCCGAGATTGAAGGTGCGTTGGCGGACGATGCGTTCATCACGGATCTAGCGGTTGCAGACATTGAGGCGGGGCTGTTCGATGACGCAGGGTTGCAGGTGTTCGTTTGCAACTGGGCCGCGCCCAACGATGGGCAGGTTCAGATGCCGGGCGCAAATCTCGGCAACATCACGCGAACCGGGGAGGGACGCTACACGGCGGAAGTTCGCGGGCTGGCGCAGAGGTTGACGCAACCGCTGCTGAGGACATACGCTGCCACCTGCAACGCGGACTTGGGGGATATGCGCTGCGGCGTTGACCTTACGGCGTTGCTTGTTCCTGCCACCGTCGCGTCCGTAATCTCTCGCCGCAAGTTCCTCTGCACGCTCACTTTGGATTCATCCTCTGGCGGCGCAGGAGACTACGTGTACGGAAAGCTCATTGGCCTAACCGGGGGCAACGCAGGGTACACGCGCGAGATCAAGCAAGACGCGATTGGCGCGGTGTTCGGGGATCTGGAATTGTATGAACCGTTCCCGGTGGACGTGGCCCCGGGCGATACGTTCACGATGTCTCCGGGCTGCAACAAGGAGATGGACACAGATTGTAAGCTACGCTTCAACAACGTGCTGCGGTTCCGCGGATACGGGGTGCTGACGCCGGGGGCGATGAAGATGATCCGTGGCCCGAAGGGGAGTGGTCCTGTATGACGACGCCCGCGGAAGTCTTGGTGAGCGAGGCGCGCCGATGGGTTGGGCGTCCGTTCCTGCACCAAGGCACTACGTGGGATGGCGTTGACTGTATCGGGTTGGTGGTTGCGGTATGTAAGGCCTGTGAGGTGATTCCCCCCGACTTCTACACCGGCGTGTATGGTCGTGTGCCTGCGAACGATATGCTGAAACGTCGCGTTGCTGAGTATTGCCGACCGCTCCCGGGGGCGGGGGCGGGGGCGATGTTGGTGATTCGATGGACGCGACAGGCTTCCCACGTCGCGATATGTACGGGCGAGACGATGATTCATTCCAACGAACGCATGGGCGGCGTAGTGGAGCACGGCTACCGCGGACGATGGCTGCGCATGACGGATTCCGTATGGGCGCTCCCGGGAGTGGACTACTGATATGTCAAACGTCGTTCAATTCGGCGGCGCGGTTGTAGGCGCAGTCATCGGCTTCTACATCGGCGGTCCGATGGGGGCGTTGAGGGGAGCCTATTTCGGATACATGGCAGGCGCCATCATCGACCCAACGGACTTGCCGACGGCGCGCGGTCCGCGCCTGGATGATCTAAAGGCGCAAACGTCAACGGTTGGCGCGCCAATTCCGCTGGCGTTCGGCACCTATGGCGTAGCGGGCAACATCATCTGGGCCGCGGACTTGAAAGAAACAAAACACAAGGACAACGTGGGCGGGAAAGGAGCGCCAAATCAAACTCAAATCACATACACCTACTCGCAATCGTTCGCGGTTGGGCTGGCTGAATCTGTGCTCCCGGGCGGCGTCGCATTTCAAGGCATCCGCAGAATTTGGGCGAACGGACAGTTGATCTATACCCGCAAGCGCCCGCACCAAGACGTGGTGGACGCAGCGCACACGCGTGCGAATGGCGGTGCGCTTGGCGAGGCGTTGGCGGCGATGGTTGAAGAGTTGATGCGGAATCTTGCCGGGAGCGATGCGCTTGAGCAAATCATGACCGTCTATGACGGTACGCAAACTGCCGCAGATCCCGTTATCGAATCCTATGAGGGCGTAGGGAATGTGCCGGCATTCATGGATCTAGGCTACGTGGTGTTTGAAGATTTCCAGCTTGCGGACTACGGCAACCGGGCGCCAGAGTTGTTCTTTGAAATCTACACCAACGGCACGCCAGAGCATTTGGACTTTGACTCGTATGCGAACGAGATTCTGTATCCGTGGAATCTCGGCAGCAAGGATCCGGTAAATCAAAACAATACAAACTTGTACTCGCGCATCGGCGGCGGTGGCCCCGGGGCGTATTCAACGCTCGCCGGCTATATCGCGGCAGACAAACCCGGCTACGCGGACTGGGTGTTTGCCTATAAAGTCGAGGGTTTGACGAACGACAATCACCCGGCGTATCCGATGGCGGGCGACCCGTCGCCTTACGAGGGGATTCGGATTTTTGTCGCCATAAATTACACGGTTCCGGGCGTTATAAATGAGTCGCTGGCCTGGGGCGTTACATTCACGCCCGGTGCCCCGATCCTCGGCGAGATGATGCCGGCGGATACGCTTAATTGGTGGTCGGGTTTCGGTGGCCCATCGTCGCAGTCAACCGGCATCTGGTATTACGGTTCGACCGGGACGCAATCGACTGGCGAGGCGGCATTTTTGCCGGTAACGATAACCTCGGGCTACACGCCATTCACGCCCAATGCGCCTTACTACCTGTGGAAATCCGACGTGCTGGTAACGGTCAACCGCACCCCAGCGCCTCCCGTGGACACCGCGGATGATCCTGCCTACATCGCCATCCCCGACGTTCCCGGTTTCTTCATCGACTCGGAAGGCCGCACGTGGCGCGGCGCGGTCTGGCAATACGACACCTCCACCACCTACAAGGTGCTGCAAAAGTACACCACGGTCGGCCTCAACGTGACCAAATATCCACTGAGCCCTGCGCGACCACTCGGACATGCTCAGTATTCAGACGCCACATTCTGGACGGACGCCTACAACGCCGCGGTGGCCGCGGGCGATATGCCCGGCGGGCTTACCTACGGTGTGCATTATCCGGAAACGCAGGCTTATGGATACATCAATGTCGCTCCCGATGACGTTATTAATGTGTTTCCGGTTCCGGTCGCAGACATCGTTACCGCGATCTGCCGCCGCTCAGGGCTGACCACGGGCCAGATTGACGTGACTGACCTAGACACGATGTGTGATGGCTACGTCATCGGCGCCAATATGGATGGGCGAGGCGCGTTGACGCCGGTGGCAATGTTTGGGCTGTTCGGCTGTTACGAGGCGGACGGCAAGTTGCGCTTTACTGAACGGGGCGGGGCCATCGCGGAGACTCTCACGGAGGAGGATTTGGGCGCGCACCTTTCCGACTCGGAACGCCCCACGCTGGTGGGAGTTACGCGCAAGCAGGACATCGAACTGCCGCGAACGGTGCGGGTGACTTATGCCTCCCCCTCCCGGGAGTACCAACCGGGCGAACAGCACTCTGATCGCGTCACCACCACCGCCATCAATGTCGTGGATGTGCAGTTGCCGATAAATGTCTCGGAGGAATTGGCGCTGCAGCTGGCCGAGACATATTTGTTTGATGCGTGGATCGCTCGCAACTCTTATCAGTTCACGCTGGACGTATCGCATATGGCAAGAACGCCGACAGACTTGGTGACGCTCCCGGTGGATGGCGTTTTGGAACGAGTCCGGATCGCCTCAACGACTTCCGGACTGCCGGGAACAATCGAATGCGAGGCTGTTCGGGATGATGCTGATGTGCTCATCTCATTCGCCACCCGCCCGGACCCGGACGACACGCCCACCTCAGCCACGAATATCCCGCTTCCCGGGCCAACGGAAATCATCTTGCTGGACCTTCCGTCGCTGCGCGCCGTGGACAACGATGCTGGGTACTATGCCGCTGCCCGTGGGTACTTGCCGACGTGGTATGGGTACGCGGTGTTGCAATCCTTTGATGGCGGGGCCGAATACACAAGCATTGCGACTTCCAGCGACGCAGCGACCATAGGTACGCTTGTGAGCGCGTTCGACATTACGGCGTCCACCATTGAAGTGGTTGCCGATTCAGGGACGTTCTCCAGTGCTACTGCGGCTGCGCTGGATGCGGGGGCAAACGCTCTCGCGGTCGGCGCGCACGGGCGTTGGGAAATCCTGCAGTTTGAATCCGCCAGCCTTGCTGGTGGCGTTTGGACGTTGGGCGATTTCCGGCGCGGGCAGCGCGGTACATCGGCATACGAGGCAACGTCAGTCGCGGGTGACCGGGTGGTGTTGTTGAGCGGCGGCGGAATCTTGCGCGTTCCGCTCTCGGCGTCATTGGTCAACGTTGCCCATTACGTCAAGGCGGTGTCGCTCGGTACAACGGCGGCAGAAACAACTGCCGTTCTATTCACCAGCACAGGGCTGTCGCTGCAAGGCGGCGGGCTGGCGTTCGACGGAAACGACAATCTGGCTGTAGATCCTTCAGATGCCGGGAATGCAATTGCGCGGCAAGTATTTGGTTCATAGAGGAACGCATCAATGGCTTCATATTCAAGAGTCTTGTTGTCAGGGTCCACCGATGGCAAGCCCGTCAAGGTCGCCGCAACAGCGACGCTCGGCACCACCATCCACACAGCTCTGACCGGGTCCACCGGATTCGATGAGGTGTACTTATGGGTGACCAATACCGATACCGCGGCGGTCACGCTCACCATCGAATGGGGCGGGGTGTCGGACCCGGATTGCCTCGTCTGCAAAGCGGTGTCTATCCCGCCAAACAGCCCGCCAATCCCGGTGGTGACGGGGATGGTGTTAAATAACGCCAAGGTGGTGACTGCGTTTGCTTCTTCCGCCAGCAAGTTGCTGTTGACTGGATACGTTAACCGGATCAGCTGATATGGCGGCTCCCCATCTCAACCCGTTCATGGTGCTTGGCGGCGACCTGGCCGGGACGTTGCCAAATCCAACCCTCAGGGACACGGTCAGCGCGCGTATTGCCTCGGCGGCATTTGCCCCCCGGGTGCCACCGTTGGATGTGCTTGAGCGGCTTGCGGTCCGCACCAACGGCCAGATGCTGGTCGCGGATTCGGCGACCTTCGCTGGGCGCAAGTGGTCGGACCCAGTGGACATATCCGGGGTGGGCTACCGGAATGTCCCGCGGGTATCCTCCAGCGGCGGAACAGCCGCGGCCACCATCGTTGGCAAATGCTATTCGACCAGCGGCAACATCACCATCCCCAATTCGGTATTCGCCGCTGGGGATGCCTTCTCCATCTACAACAGCACCTCCTCGCCAATCTCTATCGTTCAAGGCTCCGGGGTCACGTTGCGGCAAGTCGGCACAACCACAACCGGCGACCGCACGCTGTCGGAGTATGGGTTTGTGACGTTGTGGTTTGAGTCGGCATCTGAGGCGGTGCTGATGGGAGCGGTCGTCACGTGAGCATGATCCCGCTCCTGTTGGCGAGCGGCGCAGCGGCGGGCGGCGCAGCGCCGGATATTCTCGACATCCAGTTCTACACAGGCAACGCGACGTGGAGCAAACCAACGGGCGCGGCGATGGTGGAGGTACTTTGCATCGGCGGCGGCGGCGGCGGCGGTGGTGGATACTACGGCAACAATGGCGGTGGCGCAGGCGGCGGCAGCGGCGGCATTACGTTTGCCGCATTCATCGGCTCGTATCTTCCCAGCACAGTTTCAGTGGTGGTGGGCGGCGGCGGCGGCGCAGGCGCGGCCAAGAGCGGCGCAGGCGCGCTCGCGGGCGGTAACGGCGGCAACGGGGCCGCGTCCAATTTCGGGCAATATGCGCAGGCGGGGCCGGGACTCGGAGGCGTTGGCGGCAACACCGCGTCCGTTGCTGGTGGGGCGGGCGGCGCGGGGAATTTTCATACGGGGAATACAGGGTGCACCGGCTCGGCCACCGCAGGCGTCAACGCGGACAGCACGGACCGGCAGATTGGCCCAGCGGGTGGTGGTGGTGGTGGCGGGACTACCACCATTAACGGACGCCGCGCAAACACATTCACCAACGTTACGGGTTATTCCGGGGCCGCGGGCGGCAACGGAAGCGCGGGCGGCAATGGCAGCAACGGAACGAACGGCAGTGACTGGGGCGGGCTGTACGGCGGGGGCGGGGGCGGCGGGGGCGCGAGCACCGCGACGAATGGAACGGGCGGCAACGGCGGCAATGGCGCGGTGCCCGGTGGGGGAGGTGGCGGCGGCGGCACAGCCCCGGTCGGCAGCGGCGCGAGTGGCGCGGGCGGAACGGGCGCGGGAGGGTTGGTGGTGGTGGTGACGTATGCCTGAAGTCAAAATCTTCGACACGCCCGGGACAACCTCCTGGACCAAACCCGCCAACGCAAAGTGGGTCTTGGTAATCTGCATCGGCGCGGGTGGCGGCGGCGGGTCTGGGCGTCGGTCCACGTCGGGCCTCATAGCGTGGGGAGGCGGCGGCGGATCGGCGGGGGGCCGCAGCTGCATGTGGCTGCGCGCAAGTTCGCTCGGAACGTCAGAGACTGTAATCGTTGGAACCGGCGGAACCGGCGGCGCGGCCATTTCAGCAAACTCGTCCGGCGGAAACAACGGAACCGCAGGCGGGCAATCATCGTTTGGCGCGTACTGCAACGCGACCGGAGGCGGACGCGGGATTGGAACCGCACAAAGCACTGCGTCGGACGCGGCTGGGGTGGGGTTCGATTTCAATGCGGCATTTTCCGGCGGTGCAGGCGGCAGTAGTTCCGGGGATGGCGCGGGAACCAACGCGGCGGCATTTACGCAATATGGCGAAGTGCCCACCGGCGGTGGCGGCGGTGCGGCGGTGTCCACGGCCAATACCACGTCCTCAGGCGGCAATTCCGGAAGCGGCACCAACATCGTGGGATATGCGGTTGTGTCCGGGGGCGCGGCCAATAACAATGGAAGTGACGGAACCTCGCAATCATACTACGCAGGCAAAGGTGGTGGTGGCGGGGGGTCCAGCAAAACTGCCGCCGTCAATGCCGGAAGCGGCGGCAACGGCGGCAAAGGCGGAGGCGGAGGTGGAGGTGGAGGCGGCGCGGGTAATGCCGCGGGCAATTCCGGGAAAGGCGGTGATGGCGGGGATGGAACTGTGGTTGTGATTACATTCACATGACGATAGACGTACAAGAATTTACGGCAAGCGGCACTTGGAATAAACCAAGCGGCGCCAAATGGGTTTACGTCGAGTGCACCGGCAGCGGCGGCGGCGGGGGCGGCGGGCGCAAGCAAATTGCGGGACTGGAACGCGGCGGCGGCGGCGCGGGCGGCGGCGCGGGCCGGTCGGAAGGGTGGTTCAGGGCAAACACCATGCCGTCATCCGTCACCGTGACGATTGCCGCAGCAGGCACCAGCGGCGCCGGTGGGCCCACGGACACCAGCAACGGCAGCAATGGCGGGGACGGGGGCAAGGCATCCTTTGAGGGATTTCTAACCGCCACAGGAGGCGCGAAAGGTACAGGCGCCACGGGCACCGGCTCCTCGGCAGGTGGTGCTGGCGGCGCCGGCAATCGCGCAGGCGGTTCGGCGGGCGGGGCGGGCAACGGGGGCGCGGCGGGCACCAACGGAACGGACAACGGTTCGCGCGTGGTCGGGTGTACCGGGGGCGGCGGCGGAGGCGGCAACGATACCTTCACGCAGTATGCGGGCGGCAACAGCGGCACCCAAAGCGCGTTGGTGGGCTATACCACCAACGCAGGCGGCGCAGGCGGCGCGAACAATGGCGCCACGTCCACCACGGAAACCGGCGTGGCCGGGAAGGGCGGCGGCGGCGGCGGCGGCAACAAAACCGCAAACCAGAGTTCCGGCAACGGCGGGCAGGGGGCATTTCCGGGCGGCGGCGGCGGCGGCGGCGGCGGATGCACCAACGGGAGCGGCACGTGCGGCAGCGGCGGGGCCGGAGGCGGTGGGCTTGTGTTGGTGATGTCATTCCCATGAGAATGGTGCATTATGCTAGACGCGATTAACAACTGGCGGTTCGCGCGCCGCGACATCTTTGCTCACTTTCCAAATCTTAACGCGGAGATGCATGTGGACAAGAATGAGTTAGAGGAAGAAGCCGCGCGCCCCGTGCGTCGGACGCTTGCGGAACGTCTTGACTTCACGACGCTCGGGATCAGCCTCGTGCTGATCGCGGTGTCGTGGGGGTCGCAGGTCCAGAAGATGGACACGCTGAACGATGAGATCATGTTCCTGCGCAACCGGGAGATGACGCCGGGAGCGGCAGCAGCCATCAACGGCATCCAAGTTTTCGACCGGGCGATGGACATCCGGATCACCAACTTGGAGGATGATCAACGCGCGTCACGGATTGAGATGATGTCCTATCTACAGCGCATTGAAGAAAAGCTGGATACTCACTCAGAAGGGAGGCGTTGATATGGAACCAAAGTGGCTCGTCGCGGCTCGCAGTTACATTGGCGTCGCTGAACTGCCTGGGAAGGAGACTACGCCTGCGATTGCGCGCTGGCTGCTAAATCTGAAGGCGTGGTGGCGTGATGACGAGACTCCGTGGTGCGGGGTGTTTGTCGCGGAGTGCATGAAGGAGTCCGACATCCCTCTGCCCGCCGCTTGGTTCCGGGCGAAGGGTTGGTTGGACTGGGGCGTCCCAATCTTCGCACCGATGGTTGGCTGCGTGGTGGTGTTCGCGCGCACGGGTGGCGGGCACGTCGGGTTGGTCGTGGGGCGCGACCCCGCGTCACGATTGCTGGTGCTTGGCGGCAATCAGGGGAACCGCGTTGGGGTTGCCGCGTTCGACATGTCGCGCGTGCTTGGTTACCGATGGCCTGCGGGGATCACATGGGCGGGTATCCCGGGGAGCCTGCCTGTGCTCGCTGCGAACGGTCAACCCAGCAGCGGCAACGAAGCGTAAAGGAGAAGATGAAGTGAACAATGGACATCCAATCATCTGGTGGCTCGTCGTCGTGCTCGCGCTCGCTGGCGTGCTCACGCATTGGCTGAAGCAAGTCGTCATCATGCGGAGCGCAAACGTCCCAGGCATGAACCCGATTGGCTTCAGCGCCTACTGGTTCACCTATTGGCCGCAGTCGCTGATTGCGCTATTCAGCACCGCGGGGGCCATCGCCTTCTTCGCGGAGGCGAACATGCTCACTCACGCAACCGCATACTTCATCGGCTACATGGGCAACTCCGTCGCTGATACTATTGGCGGGCGGGTGCAGGCGATGATCAGTGCACCACCAAAAGGGGGATGAGCGATGCCGTGGCTACCAATGTGGGCGTGGAAGTTGATTGGCGTCGGAGCGCTGGCGCTTGGCGTGTGGTTTTACTTCTCCCGGGTCAGCGCATGGCACGAGGCGTACAAGGAATTGCCGACCGTCCAGCAGACGTTGAAGGACGAGCGCGATTGCGTGAAGGGGAGCACCTGTGACGTCAAGAGCGAGGAGCGCGCGAACAAAGCCGCGGCAGAAGCCGCGCAGGCAGCGTCCACTGCGGTGGCCGCGGCCCTCGCCAGTGAGGAGGCCACGCGACGCGAAGCCGCAGCGTGGCGTGAACGATTCCGGGCGGCGAAGGTCGCGAGTCCAGCGTGTGCAGCGTGGGCAGCGCAGCAGGTGGGGTGCCCGCTATGAAATTCCTAAGTCAAATGCGAATTGTTCTTGTCGCACTGGTGATGTTGCTGATGATCTACTTGACCAGTTTTCTGACGGGGTGCACTCGGGAGATAGTACGCGAGGTGTCAGTTCCTGCGCGCGTACCGTCTCTATGCACTATGGCATGTCCGGCACCTGAAGGCACGCCGGCTACCAACGGGGAGCTGGCAGAAGCGTGGGCGGCACGGGGGGAAACAATACAGTGTTACCGGTCACGGCAGCAGTGTGTTATAGAGATGACGCACAAGCCCTCTCCACCGTAGAGTTTCAGGAATGTTTCGGAGTATTGCCGGGTAGGCATCTACTCCCCTCGTCCCGCGCTGTGTCTTCCAGCTATAACGCTATTTCGTGGCGTCTATTTTGCTTGAGGGCGGCGCGAGTGCGTATCACTAGCCCTCCCGGCTTTATATCGTCGGAGTTGAATCCGCCCCACCCGATAATCCACTCCCGCAGCAACTCCCGCAGCGCGGCGTTGGAGGCGGCGAGCAGGTCGTAGTCTGCTTCCTTGTAATAGCGCACGACGTACTCAGTCCCGTCACCCATCCATGCCTTGATCTCGACTGGCTTCACGGTCATAGCTGCTTCTCCTTGAGGGCGGCAACAGCAGCCACTAATTTCGAGCGGTATGCCTTCGCGTGCGTGCCCTTGTTCCAGTCCACTCCACGAGACATGCCGCTGGCTGCATCGTAAAGCGCATCGAACTTAGCCAGCCTCTCCCGCAGCGCGGCGACCTCGGCCTCGTGGTCAGAGGCGAGGACGTAGAACGGCCCCTCGTCTGGGTCAGGAACAGTACGCCCACGCGTGTCTCTCATGGAACGGAATGATTCAGTCCCGGCAGCGTAGGGGGAAACGTATCGCTTCACGGTCATGGCTGCTCCTTGAGGGCGGAGTAGATGCGCTGCTCCAATAGCACTGTGTCAGGATGCCTGAGAGCTGTGTACGCCTCCCGCAGCAACTCGATGGCCTCATTTAGCTTCGACGCCAACCCATCCCGGTCAACGGTCAGCGAGGCGTTATCGGCGAGCAGGCGCTTGTTTTCCTCACACTCAGCCTCGTCCTCGCGCTTCCACCCGTCGCGCTCGTAGGTTAACGTGGCTATCTCCCTGTCCTTCGCCTCCAGTGCGTCGGCGGCTTCGCGCAGATCGTCCACGTAGGCGAGCAGGGCGCGGCGGTCAGCCTGTGAACTCCATGAAATCATGCATTCGTGATCTGGCGTCTCGGCATCCCTCGCCCTGATCGCGCCCAAGTCGACGGTGGTCACGGGTTCGCCTTCATGGCCTCGATCGCCTCGGCCGCGCTGCGGTAGTAATTGGCAATCCCGCGCACGCAGCCGCTCAAGCTCGTCGGCGGCGGCAAGCATGGTCACTTGAATTTCATGCTGCCCACTTCCAATAGGAACGTAGTCGTGCAAGCCTCTCAGGCTGTCGATGATGTCACTCACGGCTTGTCCTCCTTGAGGGCGGCGTCGATGTGTTTCAGTACCAAGCGATCTCCTACTCCATCACGGCACCAGCCCCCGCCATTCGCGTCCACATAGTCACGCGCCAGCGAGAGCGCAGCCCGCAGCGCGGCGACCTCGGCCTGTAGCCGAATAATCTTTCGCGCCATCTGAGGCCCGTCGTAGTTGTCGCTTATGTAGCTCACTTCCCGTCCTCCTGCTTGGCGAGGGCGGCGCGAATATCTTGCTCGGTGGACAGTCGCAGTCCGTCCTCATCTACGACACGTTGCAGCAACTCCCGCAGCGCGGCGACCTCATCTATTGCCGCTGCTGTATCGCGGTACAGCCGTTTAATCTCTTTGGCCTGAGCCTCTAGCGCGTCATCGCGAGACTCAATTTCCTTGATAGCCGCTACAGGCCAATCGTCGGGCCATTCGTCACTCATGGCTTGTCCTCCTGCTTGGCGAGGGCGGCGCGAATATCTTGCTCGGTGGACAGTCGCAGTCCGTCCTCATCTACGACACGTTGCAGCAACTCCCGCAGCGCGGCGTTGTCGGCGGCGAGCAAGTCGTAGTCGGTGGCGAGGACGACATCCCTACGCTCAGGTGGAACCAGCGTGTCATACGAGTGGTATCGCTTCACGGTCATGGCTGCTCCTTGACGATCTTCTTCCAATCGTTCGCTTGTTTCGCGGAGTGCCCGAATAATTCGACCACCGTACTCATAGCAGTGATGCGCACCGCTCTGCGGTGAGATCCAAATATTCCGTCGACAGATCAATGCCGACGGAGCGTCTACCCATATTACGTGCGGCCAACAAAGTCGTGCCGGTCCCGCAAAATGGATCTAGGACTATCCCGCGCTCTGGACAAGTTGCCAGAATCGGAAGTCGACACAGATCAATCGGGTAAGGGGCGAAATGAGACCCCCGCTTTTGGGTGTCTTCCGGGATGATGTTCCACACATCGCTTGGCTTGCTGCCGTTAGGGTGATACTTAAGAAAATAGAAGCCTTTATCGCGGAGTTCTTTGGCCCGTCCGGATACGTTCTCACTATCTGAGTGTGTCGATCGTTGTTGGCCGCGGATGATCATCCGAAAATCGGAGGTTCGACCGGCAGCGACGTCCGCCAGTACCGATTCGAGGGCCTTAAACGCGGCCGCTTTCTCTGTCGCGTCCAGCCCGGTCGAAAGTTCTATTTGACGCTTGTACCGCACACCGGTGACCCCGGTCGCAGAGATAACTGCCCCATTCACGACCCTGGCTTCGCGTGGTTTGGACCGTATTGCATCCGCATCGTAGAAATAGCCCTTAGACTGTTTCACGAAGTGGAAGACGTGCTCGTGGACATTGCCAAGGCGATCCTTCGTGTTGTCCATTCCGCTTTTGACTTTGTTCCAGATGACGCTGTTCCGCAGCGTCCACCCCTGGTTGTCTGTCATCTCCAACGCGATTCGCCAGGGTATTCCAAGAAGTCCCTTGTTCTCGTAGCTGTCACCGATATTTAGCCAGAAAGAACCTTCCGGCTTGAGGACGCGCTTTACTTCGAGGAATACAGATGCGAGAGCGCGGACGAAGTCACGGTAATCGCTTTCGAGACCTATCCCTCCGTTCGCGTATTCGCGCTTACCCCAATACGGCGGTGATGTCATCGCGCAATCAATGGACGAGCTCGGAAGAGCTTCGAGTACGCGTAGAGCATCGCCCTGCAATAACAACGGAGTCAAAGTGCTGCCACGCGCGTATTCGTCAAACGCCGCGCCATAAGCTATGTCTTGATAAACGCGGTGGGCCGGCAAGTGCAGCGGCCCTGTTTTCGTAACAAATGTCTGTGCGATTCGTTTCATAGCGGCTTCACCTCCACCGCGCCCAACGCCTCCAGCGACGCCCGCAGGTTCGCGTCGGCAATGATCACGACTTCGCCAGCGATGATCCGCAACGTCACCTCGTTCACTTCACCCACTGCTGCGTGAAATGTCGCCTCCGAGCAATCCATCACGACCCCATCCACCTTCACCGTCCCGCATCCCGGTCCGGTCATGTGAATCTCCACCTTGTGACGGCTCATCGCAGCACCCTTTGAAAACATTCAGGGCAAACCGGGTACACGGGGCGTTCCACAACTATCGTGCCGTCCGTCTCCGTCACCACCTTGTCTTCTGTCCACGACGGTTGGGAGCCTTGCCAGCCGCAGTTTACGCACGACCACAACGGCTCCCGACGATACACGCCACAGCGCGTACAGGTCAGCTCCCGACAGCGCCCATACGATTCCATTGTGGTAACGTCTACCCACTCGTGGTGTACTTGTAGACATTTCGTCATAGGAATCTTCCTGCCAGTAGACCCAACACAAACACGAAAAGAAGGACGGCACAGCCGATGAGGTTGGCGTGTCGGTTGCCCCAGCTTTCCTGTTCAACCTTTGGAATCGGTTCAAACAACCGCGCCTCCCCGCCACAGAGGCCAGACGCTGACTCGCTACCGTTGCGCATTTCCCTCGACGGTAGGAACCCATCGGAGTGAGGGATGGCGGCGGCTAGGTGCGAACAGCGCGGCTCAATCACCTTGTCCGTCCATACTCTGGTCCTGACGAAGTAACGACATCTCCTACAAAGTACTGTAGTCATAGCAACCCCTTCAAGTCTTTGTAGTACCTGCCCTGCTGCGGTATTCGGAAATCCTCCGCGCTCGTCCGGCGATAGAAAGCCAGGATGTTGTTCCCGCGCTGCGTGCCGATATGCTGCAACTTCAGGACCGTATAACCGTTGGCCGCCGCGACATCTCGGAACCAGCATTCATCCGTGCGATAGAAACAATGCCCTGGGTAGCCCTGCTCCGGGCGGATCACGCCAATGTATCCGCCCACTTTCGTGAGGCTGTGTATCGTTCGCCACACCTGTGCCTGATCAAAGATATGCTCGCCCGTTCCGAAGTCCGTCACCAGGTCAAAGGCGCCGATGTTTGGTAGTGGCAAGTTGAGATCGTGCAGGATGGTGCCGGCTTTGTTTCCGTCGATGGACACATACCGCCCGCACCCAAGGCTCTTGTAAAGCGTCACCGCCGGGACGCGCGGGCCATAGGCCAGTTCTTGAGAGCCCAACTCCGCGACGTGGAAGTGCTTCGGCAGCTTCAATCGCGCAATATCATCTGCCATTCCTTTCCAGATAGCCACGGGTCAATCCTTACTTACATCCATGCTATTCGGAGTAGGCAGCAGTTTCAACCTCCCCGACGTGATACGGCGCATGATCTCTTCCGAGGCCATCAGCCCCGTGAGGTCATTGCGGTGCTCCTTCCACAGCGAGATCAACTCTACCGTTGTCTGCGCCGTGTAGATCATCGGGTGCATCACATCCCCCTTCGGCTTCATCGCGCCCCCTGAGAGCGTATACTGGCAGCGTGATCTGCCATACATTGACGTTCTTCCTCCAAGGTGCGCATTAACTCGCGCATCGCCCCGACGGAATGGGGGTTCATCTGTAGGGCGTGAACCTCTGATTCCACCAACAGCAGATACCGTCGCAGGTCTGCGATATCGTCCAATACCCCCTCTGCGTCCGCTTCGCCGTTCGACAAAGCCGCGCTGAAGATGTCCCAATTGAAGGACTTGGTGACGTTCTCGATGCGGTCCCACTTACGGGCGAGCATCATGAAGGCGCCAACGCCTCCCCGACGTTTCCAGCTGTCGCCGTAGGCGGCGCCCTTGGCCTCCAGCGTAGTCACGTCGCCTTTGGCGAGCGTCAACAACTTCAGTTTCAATTCAGGGTGCATCATCACTTACTCCTGTCCGTTGATCAGTGTACGGGTCACAACACCGTATCCGGCCAGACGCGCCTCCAGCCGCAACATCAGCGCCGCGGCCCCCACGTTCGAGCGAGCCCCGCGGCGGTCTGCGGCTTCAAGGAACCTGCGAGCTATGCGGGCGCCCACCGGAGAACCACGCTCTGCCTCTTCTACGCAGAACATGGCCCCCTCTAACATGTCCGCAAACTTGAGCAGCTGGCGCTCGTCCGCGGGCAATGTCGGGTAATCTATGGTGGCAAGGATTTCAGCCTCCGCCTTCCGGAGCACTTCCTCCAACTCCGGGTATCGCCACTTGCTTATGCTGGGCGTATCACCGGTGTACAGTTCTGGGAAATCATGAAGTAACGCAGCGCGAATCAGGTTCGGGCTGGCGTCAGGCTTGAGCTCCAGCAGGATCATCACCACGCCGTAGCTGTGCTGGGCGATGTTCTGTATGCGGCTCAACGGCGCGGCGTGATAGCGGATCACGTCGCCACTGGCGCGGATGTCTTCAAGGCGGGAAATGTTCATGCCGTCAATCTCCTCGTGAGCCAAGCGTGCGCCGCGACCAGCCAGTCGACTTTGTCTAGGTACGCCGGGGAGGTCTCGATGATCTCAAGCGCTCTCTTTGTGTCCTTCAAGCGGCGGTGGGCGTTGAACGCGCGCACCATCGGGGACACAACCTCCCTGAAGTACGGGTCGCACGGGACCAGCACCTCTGGGTACGCCTCCACCCAATCTTCCGCCTCGTCCACCCACAGGTCCGTGTTGCCCCCCGGCCCCATGAGCGGGTACGTTGTGGCGTCCCCGCTCGCGTAGGGGTCGCGCGTCATCACCCCACCTTTGAGGAGGTTCTGGACTTTGGGGTTGTCCGTGTAGACGTGGAAGCTGTCGCTCACCTGCGTGTAGGTACCGACTTCCGCACCAATCCCCGCAGCCACAAGTTCCTGCAACATGCTGAACTGTACGGCGTTGGCACCGTAGGCGCCCCACACCACGTCGTTGGACCGATTGGCGACTAGCATGTTCAGCTGGTGATCGCGCAGCTTGAAAAACACCGCCACGTTACACGGCACGTCCTTGGTGTGGTAGGACAGATCCAAAGGGTCTGCGATGACAAAGTACGCGCGCCGGCTGTCCGGGTCTTTGCGTAGCAGGTTGATGACCCGCTTGATCTGGTCCAGCCCGAAATGCTCCCGTAACCGGAACCCATAGGCGGCGTTGAACTCCTCCCCGTCATCGGAAAACTCCGCGATGGACGGCAGGAAGTTGGCGATAAACTTCACGTCCCGCCGGCCCGCGATGATCCATAGCGCTTCCATCAGGTGGAAGAATGGGTTGGCGTCGCGGGCGGGGTCGAACAGCACGCGCTCCGTGGGGTGGGTGTACACCGTGGTGACCGGCTCCCCAAACTCCATTGTGCGCAGTCCCCGCGGAGCTATCTCGTGCCAGTTTTCCGGGCAGTGTAGCAGCGGCTCCAACTCTGCGTACGCCTCGTTGACGTTACGAACCTGAATCACGTACATTATTCGCTCCTGTAGTCGTATTTGGCGCGGGGCCGGCCCTCTCCGAGCTTCACGCGGAGGTACTTATCGCACTCACAAAGTGAGTGTTCAATGTCACGCATCTCAAGCGCCGGTACGTGTGACCCGAGATACAGCAGTGACATCAGCAAGAGCAGCTGCATCTCCGTGATCGCCTGCTCGCGGTTGAGTGCCTGCTTCACGGGCCGGCCATACAGCCGGTTCAGCCCACGTAACGCCCCCGGCCCCGGATTGGCCCACGTCATGATGTCCGGCGCCTTGTCCAACCACCCCGGGCAATGACGCAGGTCCGTGGCGACCTCGTAGGCTAGAAACCCACCCCACCCGTGATAGGCTTCCAATGCCGCGCAAGCGTCTTGTAGGCGCAATTTCATCCACGGGCGGAGTTTAACGCGGTCTGCCCAAACAGGTTCTAACACACGCAGCGCCGTGTAGTTGGGTTTGTCCTGCGAACCGCTGGGGTCGCCCTGTATGGGTCCGCGCAGCATGTAGGCGCCGGTGTAGACCTTTTCGCCCCGGGCGCTGCGGTCACGCATTACGTCGCGAAAATGTTCCCAACTCCACGACTTTTCTGGCCACACGCCGCAGTCTATCAACTCTTGTAGCGTCTCTGGCCAGTTGATCTGGCGCGCGATCGCCATCATGAACCACAGGTCCGGGTGATCTGCGAACGGCTCACGGATGTTCTCGCGAATCCATACCGTCACTGCGTCCAGTTCCCGGAACACGTTGGTGAACCGGTACTCGCGCAGTATCGGGTCTACGGTCCATGGCGGCGGCTGCCCTGCAGCGCGGCGCAGGTAGATGGCGTGGCGCTCGTTGATCCAGTCGTACAGCGGTTGGGGGTTCATTGCAACATCTCCCGTACCCGGGCCAGTGCGTCCGCGCCGTCCGGGGGTAGGTCCACCACCATGTGCCCCGCGGCCATTGCCTTACGGCGAGTCACCATGGTGCCCTCGTACTTGTCGGTCACGTTCTTTTCCTTGAACGGTTTGCCCCCGTTGCGCGCATAGACGCGGGCGACGCAGTCTTCCACCGGGGTGCTCAGGTACGCCCATACAATGTCCCGGCCCCGCACGGTGTCGAAGTCCGACCAGGATTTGAAGACCCCGGATATGATGACCCCCTCGAACACTACATTGGTGTACAGCAGCGCGGCAGCTGTGATGACCTCGCGCATCTTCTCAAAGGTGGGGAGGTGGTCGCACCCGCCCGTCTTGCGGCCGATGTACGGGCCAATCAGCACCGTCCTCGCCGACGCGTCCGTGGTGCACACGATACCGCACAACAGCACTTCGCACGCCGTGGACTCATCTATCAACTGGCGGGCCAGTGTAGTCTTGCCGGATCCGTTGGTCCCACGGATGTTGATGATCATGTGCTCCACCCTTCCCCGGGTGTAGCGCGCAACGCCGTGACCCACAGGCCACGGGCATTCACAGCCATACCCTTTGCGAGCATTTCCTCCTCCGTCATGCACCGGCGACTCACCCCGTGCTCTCCGATTCTGTGCTTGTCGAACGCCCGCGTGCTGTTGAAGACAACGCCGCACTTGCGGCACAGGCTCATCTGCCCCTTGAGTTTCATAGCCATGGCTCCCGCATTATGAACATGAACGCACGTTTGGCCTCCTCGGACCGTACCACGCGTGTACCGTAGCGGGCGCGCAACTCTTCGCAGAACGCCTCCCGGTACTCCTCCTTGCTGCGGCTTTTCAGGCCATAGGTCTTGTAGTGCAGTTGCAGCCGGACCTTGGCGCCGTCCGTGATTGTAACGAACGCAGGCATGGTTGCAACCACGCGCTCTATACACGTGCGATACCCTGAATAGTCATCACGGAAGCGCTTGATGGTCAGCTTGTTGAAGTCCATTATGACCCCGGCCCCGGGGGGCGGGACGAGGTCCGCGATGGAGTCCCCAATGTAGACGTCCGCCGCGGGTACCGCGGCCTGTATCATGTCGCAGCACCTGGGGTCTTTGTCCCACGAGATGATGCGCGCGTCCGGCCAGTACTCGTGTATGGCCGTGGTCATGCGCCCTGTCCCGCCAAAGTACTCTACCACGTACTTTGGTTGCTCTTCCCGAAGCAGGAGCAGCATGAGCGCAGTGATGTTGGAGTTCTCATCTTCACCGCGCATCATCCACGCCGGCTGGTCGTCTTGCATCTCGGGCATGGGTCACTCCAGTAAGTCGGTCCCAAACGGCAACGTCTTCTGGGCGGACATGGGGCGCTTCCAATCTTTCCACTGCAACGCCTTGGCCTTGCCCATCTCTGCGTCCCCGCACCGCGCCTCCCCGCCGTTGTCACTGGCGCAGGTCAGGCACCCAGACGGCGGGCATTCCTCCAACTCGCGGAAAGGCGCCCCGGGGAACGCCCGCGTGAACACAGGCACCCGGTGTCCGTGGCACTGGTCGGAAGTCTTGAACCGGCCCCCCACGCTGATACCCTGCTTGGAAACGACCTCCCCCAACTCGTCCCGCTCGTACGCATACTCATAGCACGTGGCGTAGGTCATGCCCAGCTCTGTAGCCCACTTTTGGTACAGCGCATGCGCCTCCATGCGGTACTCCTCCACGATGGTCTTCTGCCCTCCGATGTTGTCAGTGAACAGCTCTGTGAACTTGGCCCCGCGCACCGGCCCGAACCGTTTGGTGATGCGCTCCACCATAGCGGGCACCCAGCTGTAGCTGGCCTCCACAAACTTCACGATGACGTGGTTGTTCTTCACCGCGGAGAGCCGCTCGAAGAGCAACCGGATGTCATCGTGCGAGGTCGCCCCGGCGATGATGGGGTTCACCTGAATGGACGTGTAGATGCCCTGACGGCGTAGCTCTCCCACCTGCTGGATATGGTCCTCTAGCTTTGCCGCCCCGGGACTCATGCGCTTGTAATCCACGTCCACCCCGGTGTTGAGCGATTTCTGGGCGTAGCTGTATGGGTTGCGCTTCAACAGGTCTATGGCCCACCCCGGGTACAGGATGCGGCTCAGGAAGAAGATGGGCAGCCCTGCGTTCACAAACGCCTCTGCGCCCTGCTGAGTGTTGTGATAGTAGTCCTCCAGCGGCAGGAACGGGTCCGTGAAGCTGCTGAAATAGCCGGCCGCGGCCTTGCTCATCTTGCCGAGTGATTTGGCGACGTGGTCACCGTACCCCATTGGTACTGCGACCAAACCTGAACCGCGGTACCCGCGAGCGCCACTGTTGATATAACAGAAGCTGCAGCCGACCGTACAAAACCCTGTGTATGGGGACGTGAGCACTGCCTCCGTGTAGCACGGGCGCGGGCGGTGCTTGCTCTCCTCCCCGGGGATGTGCGCGTCCTGGTACCACCCGCGAAGCTCTTGGGAGTTGTCGATACGAATGTGAGGCAGGGGGTCCAAGTACACTTTGCGCCGCGGCTTGTTGACCGCGTTGCGCACCATACCCACGTCAATCTCACGGAACCGCATCTCGCGGCCTGTCACCGGATCGTCCTCTACCTCAATTGGCCCCATGTCGTCCTTGGGCTCAGGACGCATGAAGTATTTGTAGCGCTGCCGGCTTTCCGGGGACAACCCTTCGGTTGTCTTTTCAGCCTCTTCATCCTCGCCGAGGATGTCCAGAATCCATTGATCTTCCTGCTGCATGCTATGCTCCTACATTCCAAAACAGTACCCGCTCGTCGCGGCGCTGTGGGTACGGACCCATCAGCCACACATACGCCTTGCGGTCATAGTAGATGTTGCACGGGAACGGGGGGACATCCCCTGGCCGTGCCTTGTCCTTGTACGAGTACCCCTCGTCCACCAGTTCTACCTCCATGGGGAATTTGGCGTACATCGGGGCATGCGCGCGGCTGTACCCCATGTGAATGATGAATTTGGGGTAGTCGTTCATCAACGCCTCGGGCCGCGCCATGAACCCCTCCACAACACCTTTGGCGATCGTCCCGCTGCTGGCGGCAATGACCACCGTGTCGAACTCTACCGGGAACGCCGTCCGTAGCACCTCCATGCGTGTCTCTGCGACGGACTCGGGCAGTTGCAGCCCGTTGGGCATCATGTAGGCACCCTCCGGCAGCGCTTTCTTGGCCTGATGCCATAGTACGGCGCTCATGCCCGCCTTCAGCCCGACCAGCCGTGCGCCGAGTTTCTCTGCGCGCAACTGCTGCGGGCGCGGCCCCGGCTCGCCCTTGAACTCCGGGTAAAAGTTGATCACCGTCTTGTCGAGTAACTCGCCGGCCCGCGCAACTGCGTGCCCGGCCTGAGAGTGATAGGAGTCCAGCACACCAATCACCCGTTCGGGACGGTTACGGATGTGGGCGTACACGCCACGCATCTTGCTGAAATCCGGGCCACCGGGGCAGCATAGGTCTTCGCGCTTGACCCACAGGTTGTCGCGCAACTGCTCGACGGGGGTGTTTTCGACGCAGGGGTTCATGAGTACAGCAACTCCAATTGTAGGGGGTTTGGCATCGCGTTTAGGATGCGCGCCGCGGTCGCACTTTCCGGGTACTGCGCGAGCATGTGACGTATCTCAACCGTGTCCTTGCCGATGTGGTAGTACCCGTTGGCCGCGGACTTGGTCTTGCACAGGACCGTCTCAATTTCGTAAATTCCGATCGGGCGGTCGTGGGCGGGGGGAGCAGTCAGCCCAACGTATGCACTGTTCAACTCGGAGATGGCGTACTGAATGTCTGCCCCCGGGTGGCCCGCCAACTCCGCGTACATCTGTGCCCCCTTGACGGGGGTGCTGTACATGGCGAGGTCGCAACCCTCTTCATCCACCGCGCAGTAGCCGCAGCGGTCAAGCATGTCCGCGACCTTGAACCCGATCCACGGTCCAAACAGCGGCCACTTCTGCGCCCGCGCCATGACGTCGCGAAAACGCGCTGGGCTAGAAGTGGCGCCGTGCTGTACCCGTTCCGTCAGGTACTCCACTGCCTCTACCGGGTCTGGGTACCAATCTGCGAGCGAGTCAACTGCCCGGTGAGCGACCTCCCCGCGGAAGTGCCGGCGCTCCGCCCCGCGGCGCGCGTTGGTCCCGATCACGCCGTGCTTGATCATAGACCAGTAGCCGGTGCCCCCCGCGTTCGCGTAGGCGTCCGCGGACATGGCTGAGAACCCAGCGTTGTAGAACATCCAGTAGGTCATGAGGAACGCCGCCAATTGCGGGCGTTCCAGCTTTGCCCCGTACACGCCCACGTACAGTGGGTCGAGGTCTTGGGTCACGATCATGTCGCGCCCAAACTGACGGAAGGCTTCTGGGGTGGCGATGTGGACGGGCGGGGTCATGCCTTCTCCTGTAGCGCTATCTGCGTGTCCACTTCTTTGTCTAGCCATTCCGGGGACCACGCTCCGACAGCCCACGCCCACGATGCTGGTGCCTGACGCAGCCAACGGTACCGCGCGGCGTAAAGTTTCGACTCCCCCAGAAGCGCCGCGCCAGCTGTTGCGGACTGCTCGGATTCCTTGCGCTTGCTGATCTCGCTAGCCAGCTGTGCCCGCAGTAAGCGGTTCTCGGATTCCAGATCTCGTATCTCACTCGCTACCTTTACGCGGTCAAGGTAGGATGTCATCGGTTTCCATGCCATCCTAATTCTCCTGTGTCTTCTTCCTCTTGGCTTCCGCCTTCGCCGCTTCCCACCCCGCGATGTACCCCAACCCGTAGGTGAGGATCTCGCCAAGGCTTGGCATCTCGCGTCGCTTTGCGGCCCACCGTGTAGCCGCGTCCGTGGCCTGGTTCATAAGCTGTACGCGCACAGACGGCTTGGGCCTCTTCATGACCACCTCCCGCTCCACCAGCCGCGGTAGTTGCGATTGGCAAGTTGCCGGTGGCGTTCAATTATGGCGTCTACGCCCGCGTAACGCTGTGCTCGGCGGGTGCGTCGTGCACGGGCGATTGCGGACACAATGAAGTATCCAACAAGGCATACTAGGTACAGCCCAATAAGTCCTGATTGCCATGGGGTCATGTGAATAGCTCCTGTGATTTCCTCGCTTGTCCGATATAACACTTCCCATTGAGCGTGTTTCGCCAACAATATACACCGGAGAGTGTTGTAGTCTCTATTCCCACAACAATTCTCGTTCTATGCGGTAACGGTTCAAGGAGTCCAGCAACTGCGCCTGCCCGCGCAGTTTGCGGTCCACGGCCATGGACACCACTTCATCGACGGTACGCTCCGCGATAATGTCGTGGACCACGACCGGAAACTTCTGCCCACTACGGTCCAACCGTGCGATAAGCTGCGCCCGTTGTTCCGCGCTCCAGGTCAGACTGAAGAACACGATGGTGTGCCCGCCGTGCTGCATGTTTAGCCCATGCGAAGCGCTTTGCGGGTGCACGTACAGCAGGGGCAGCTCGCCGCGATTCCACGCGTCCACTATCTCATTGGTGGGTTGAATCTGCCCACCTCCGATGTGCGGCGCGTCGCGCCACTGCTTCAACCGTTCGAGATCATGAGCAAACTGGTAGGCCACCATGACAGGGCTGCCGGTTTCGTCTACGATCTCTGCGAGGGCGTCTACCTTCGCGGCGTGAAGGACCGCCACATGCCGCACCTCTGGGTGCGCCGGGTCCGGGGTAGTGTACACGGCCCCGTTGGCAATCTGTACGCACTTCATCGTGAGCACAGCAGCGTTGACGGCCTCCACTTCCTCCGAGTTGTCAAGCTCAAGGAACATCTTGCGCTCGAACTCCCGATACATTACCATGGCGTCCGTGGGCAGTACAACCTTGACCTTGTTGTACGTGACCGGGGGCAAGTCCAACAGGTCCGTACGGTCCAGCCGTATAGATATTGGGTTCAGAAGATCTTGGATCGCTTTGGCCGCGCCAGGGCGCGGCTCCCACTTGTACCCGTGGTAATCCATCTGCTGAAAGAACCGCGATTTGAACCGGCTGAACGCAGTGCCAAGCCGCGCGCCTTCATCCAGCAGGTATATCTGCGGCCATATTTCCAGCAACGTGTTCGGGGTGGGCGTGCCCGTCATGATGACGCGGCGCCGGAAGTGTTTCACCGCGTAGCGCATGGTGCGGAACCGTATCGTCCCCGGCGCCTTGAACGCGGAGGATTCGTCTACCACAAGCATGTCGAAGGGCATCTTGCCCTTCAGGTGGTCGAACAACCACTTGACCATCTCGAAGTTGATCAGGTAGATGTCCGCCGGGGCCGACAACGCTGCGATGCGCTGCTCTGCGGTACCGCGCACAAGGCTGAACCTGAGACCCTTCATGTGCTCCCATTCTTCCGCCTCTTGCCTCCACACTGTCTCTATGACGCGAATCGGGCCGATGACGAGCGCCGCCTTGATAGCCCCGCTGGCGCGCATATCGAGTATGGCCGTCTGCACGGTCACGGTCTTTCCGAGGCCCATATCCAAGAACAGGGCGCAGCCCGGTAGCCGAGACACGGTCTCCACCGCGCGTATCTGATACGGACGCATGTCGGCGCGCGTTCTCACAGTACCCTCACACCGTCAAACACGACCACGGGTAAGCCAAGGGCGCGTAGCTTCTTGTGTAGCCGCGCCTGATGTGGCTCAGGCTCCTCGCCTGGGACTTTGGTCTCGACGAGAAACGGGCGCACCCCCGGGAGCAGCACCAGCCGGTCGGGGAAACCTTTCCGGTTGAGCGTTACAACCTTCAGACACATACCCCCGCGGCTTTCTACGTCGTGGCGCAGCGCTGCCTCTACGGTGGTTTCTAGGGCCACGCTACCCGCCCACAAGCAACCGGTACACGCGCACGCAGGTGGCCGCAGTTAACCCCACCCATGCGCCAACGAGTATCGCAGAGCACGAGGTCAGTACAAGCGCCGCCCAATACTTCATGTTCATCCCTTCCTGTAGCGTTTACACGTGAATGCTTTGGCTTCTAACGGCATCCCCTCCGCCCACGCCGGCACCCGGGAAATCAGGTCCGCGAAGTCCTTGGGGGTACGCGGGTCCGTCTCAGGAACCTGAGCCACTAGCTCGTCGTGAACGGTCATGGCAAGCCGGTAGCCGGCCTTGCGCGCCGCCCACATCCCCTCGACCATCAGGTCGCGGGACAGTGCCTGAATAATGTTCTCAACCAGTTTGCCCCCGTAGGTCCCCTCGCGGACCCATCTGCCGCTGAACTCCCGCCCGTAGGTGAGTTTGAGTGTGGGGTAGTCGAACCGATTGTCTTCCTCCATCTTGACGTCTGGGTAAGATATCGGTCGCCCGGAGGGTAGATGAATATGCATTATCCCCCCGCTGAACGAGAACCTGAACTGGCGCAGCTGCACGTCGCGCCCGGTTGTAACGGCGCGGATGGCCGCGGACTCTGCGTCGCGCCAGAATCTCACGATGTTGGGGACGCTCTGCCGGTACGCGGCAACGGCCTGCGCTCCGAATTCTTTGGTGATCTTCACGCCCATGCTGGCGCAGAACTCCGGGAATTTGGCTCCGCTTAGGGAATACCCTGCGCCCAATACCAAGTTCTTACCGATGCGACGCTGCTCGTCTGTGACGCGCGACTCTGGTATGCGGAACACTTCCGCCGCCTGCGCCACGTACACATCATCGCCGCGCCGGTAACGGGTCAACATGGCCACTTCGTCTGCGCCCCACGCCAGCCCCCGGGCTTCAATGGCGCTATAGTCCGCCACGTCGAAGCGGTCGCCGTCGGGCGCGCAGATGAACCCACGCATAGACCCCGACATCTGCGCCATAGGTCGCGGGTAGATCATCTCCAGCAACTCGATGTCACCCAACGCCACAAGGTCTAGGAAGGCGTCCTGCGCTCGCGCGTCGCCCCGGGGGAAGTTGTGGGGCTGTACCAGCCGGCCCGCCCAACGCCCGGTGCCTGCGCCGTAGTGCAGGAACCCACCGCGCACTCGACCGTCTGCGCATACGGCGTCCAGCATGGTGGCGAGCTTCTTCACGCCAGCCTTCCCTGCTTCCAACCGTATCTCAAGCACTTCACGCACGTGCGCCGGGAGTGCCTTGTCTTTCAGCAAGTCCTTCACTTCCTGGGCTTGCAATGTGTCTATGTCTGCCCCTTCCTCTTGCAACCACGCCAGTATGGCGTTGCGTTGGGTGGGGTTGATCCCGTTGGTAAGTTCCACGGCGCGCTTGCGTAGGCTCACGTCCATTTCTTGGACGAGTGTGAGCGCCTTCTGCACCAGTGGAACATCGATCGGGAACCCGTAGTCGTTCATGTCGGCGTCGAGGAGGAACGCTCTGCGCTCGAACGGCGTCAGGCGCGGCAGCGCGTGGTCTAGAGCTTGCTCCACCACGGTGTCCTGAGAACAGTACTGCCCAAACGCCCCCCAAGCGCCCGGGTCTTCAGCCCCGTAGACACGCTGTCCGGTCTTACGGTCGGGCACGGAGAACAGCTTGATCAGCTTCTCGCCCTTGGGATCTTTGTTGACGGGCAGCCCCGTGGCCACGGCGGCACCCGCCAGCGAGCGCGGGTATCCCGCGGCTGCTGCGCGCACCGCCGTGCAGTCCCATTGTGTCAGTCTAGGAGAAGGCCATCCGTGGCGCTTGCCGAGCACGTTCACCCACACCGCTCGCTCGAATTGGGCGTTGTGAGCCGCGACGGTTTCACCCGCCACGACCCGACGACGCACTTCTTCCAAACGAGGGTCGTCCAGCCGGTCTGTCACGGACACGGGACCATTGTCCACGGCCCACGCTAACAGGATCACTTCAGTACTCGGGTCTTCCGCGTACCGATACGCCCCACAGGCCCGGAGGTCTATGCGGCTGAACGTCTCGAAGTCAACGTGAAGCGTCATGCGCTACGCGAGCGGGTCTGGCGCCGCCGTCTGACGGGTCAGTTTGTAGTCCTTGCCGCTGACCTGCACCTTGATCCGCGGGTACCGCTCGCGCAGCACCGCGGCCACTTCCTTGCGCGCCGCCGGGTCTTCAACGAACCGCGACATGAGCACGGAATCGTCTTTGGTAGAGCGCACAGACGTGGAGACTCGGAAGGCGGCCAAACGCGCAGCGTCCCCACCCGCGAATTTCTTGAACCACGCCTTGCCGCGGGTAATCTTGCGCGGAGTCGTGGGGTCAATCACTGGCAATTTAGCCGCTTTCACAGATCGCTTTACCTTGGTCACTTGCTTATCCTCACTGGTAGTAGAAAAGTGGACCCTGCCCAAATCCCGGGGGTCGCGGCCGGGCACAGGAGACTACGACGTCTGGGCTCGCCTTGTGTCATTCGAGAACCTGAATTGGCGGGTTAGAACGGGAGGTCGTCCTCGAACTCCTGCTGGCTCTGGGGCGATGCGCCGCCCTCCACAGCGTCGAAGTCCTGCTCGGCAGGGCGCCGGCCCGACAGCCGCGTGCCCTCACCCAGCTTCTGGACGTTGTTCAGGAGGAATGAGACCCCCTTATTGCCGCTGGTGTCATACGCAAAGGCGTACAACGACGCACGGCAGCGGCACCCGCTGTAGAACTGCATCGGGTCGATGATCGGCCTCAACGCCTGATCTACCACCCCCGGGCGCTGCTTGGACTTCGCGGTCACGAACGTCTTGCCCGCGAACGTCGGGTCGCCGGGTTTGTCCGCATCGCCGTCACGGAATGGCGAGCGCAGACCTGGGGGCGCCTTGTCGCCCCACTTCTTGGTGACGGCCAGACGCGCAGCTGCCTTCAGCTTGCTCAGGTCCTGGTCCTTGTCAAACACCAGTACGACGCTGAACTCCGGGGCGCCGCCCGGATTGAGCGACGGTCGCGCCTCGAACACATACGCATAGGACGCGGTTGCTTCCGGGGTGACGACTGTCGTTGTAGACTCATTGGTCATGTTGGACTCCGTTGGCTAGTTGTCATCAAACTCCGACCCCTGCTGAACTGCTGGGCGGGGGTCGTTCTCAGGCGCCACAGTGGGCGCTGATTCCTTCCACGTGATCAGGTCTGTGAATGCTGTAGCGTCTACGAGCACCCCGATCTTGTTCATCGTCTTGACCACACGTTCTGCCCCCGCCGGACTCACCAGCGAGCGCGGGGCAATTTCATCGAGCGGGAAGCCTTCCTTGAGCAACCGGTCCATAACTTGGGCCTCGTTGACCCATGCGCGCGAGCGCCGGCCAGACACCAGTTTGTACCCGGGAACCTCGCCCCCGGAAGACAGTATGCGCAGCGCCGCCGCGCGCACTGCCTTGACCCATAGCTCTACCGTTGCAGTCGCCTGTAACGCCTCTGCGAGCAACTCGCCGCCTTCCGGGGGTGCTTTCGGGGTAATGACCGGGGCAAACTCCGCGATTGCCCGGGTCAACGCAAACTCACGCAGAGTGGGGCACGCGCCCGCGGCGCGGCACCACATGCAATGGGACCCCGCCACCCGCGGGGCGTCCCCGTGCAGCGTGGCGATGGCGGCTTGGTGTACGCGCTCCATGAACGCGGTGAGCTCGTCGTCCGTCAATGACCACTCGCGGATTGGGCCTCGCGCGTGCCGCGCCCGCGGTTGCACCACGGCCAGCTTATAAGTCGGGCGGCGCCCGTGCTTGCGCCGCGCGCCCGCGGCGTACAGCATCATCTGGCTGTTGTTCTCAGGCTCAACCACGACGCCCTGTCCGTGCTTGTAGTCCGTCACGACCAGCACTGAGGGCATGACGATGATGAGGTCCGAGGTGCCCCATATGCCGTGGTCGGGGTCTATCTCAAGTTTCTCTTCAGGGTGAAACTCGTAGGGCAGCCCAAGGGTCTCGCATTCTGCGATATGGGCGCGCAGGTAATCCAGCGCGTGCCCGACGGCCTCCACCATGTCTTCCGGCGTTGTGTCCGTGGCAAGCGCCGCCGGCTCTACGCCCAGACGGAGAGACATCTCTAGAAGCTCATGCGCGTCCGTACCCTCTTGGGCGTAGACGGATGTTGTATTGGGGAACCCCGCCTCGGCCTGTATTGAGCCGGGGCAGGTCATCCAGCGGTCTGAGCCACTGGGGGAAAGTAGTGCGTGCTGGCCGGGCATCCGTTATTTCCTTGTGGGGAGTTGAGAGGCCTTGCGGCGCGGGTGCGGCGCGGGTTTGCGGTTGCGCGTGGTTCCCTCCACGGTGGTACGGTGGGTGTGCTGTCGCTGGTCTTCATCTGGGGTAGCGTACCACAACAGCTTACCGTTGCACGCCATAGCGTCCACAACGTGGTATTGGAACAAATGGTGTAGCGCTGCGGATACGCGCTTGTGCCCGATGCGCAGCAAGTTTTCAATCTGATAGGAGGTCATGAAGTCGTCCGCGGCGGACATGACTTCCAGAACCTGAGAGGTGTACGTTGGGTGTTTGGTGCGCATGGTGTCGAGAACCTGAATTGGACTGCTAAAAGAACCGCCCCGCGATTGCCCACGCCAGTGGGTACACCGGGTCAATGTAGTCAACACTCTGCGACTCCTGGCAGACGTCCATAGCCCGGTATCCGGCGTCCCATACGTCCAGACGTGTGCCGGCTCCCCGGGCAGACAGTTGGGCTTCCGCAGCTGCGGCCTCTTCCGGAGTGGTCGCACCTTCCTCGTTTTCAGGGAGGTCGTAGTCCAATGCGTCCCACGCGCGTAATCCGATACCGCAAGATTCATCGCTCTGCCCGCCGCAATAGGCGGACAGTAGCGGGAACAAACTCAGTTTCATGTTCGCTCCTGTGAGGAGGGTGTGCGTCAGTGTGCCTTTTTCGACACCGAAAACGACAAAACCCCCGGGCCGGCGCTATGGCCGGTCCGGGGGTATGGGCTCACGCGAACGGATCCGCCTGCGCGGCAGCCTGCCCCGTGATGGCTTCTGCCAACCGGGTGTAGTCCGCCTGCTTGACGTCCGACAGCTTTGCGGCTCCAACGGCGGCAAGCGCTGCCACCACCGCGTCCTTGCCCTTGCTGTCCAACAGTGCGCGCAACTGGTCGCGCAACTGCTCCACGGTGGGGCCAGAAAGCGGTGCTCCCGCCGCTTGCCCCACGGTCGTCGCCGGGGCAGCTGCGGGGGCGGCAGGTTTGGCCGCTGCGGGTTTGGCCGCTGCGGGTTTGGCAGGTGATTGGGCCGGGGCGGGCGCGGTCGCCGTTCCTGAACGCGTCGCTACCGCGTCCGCCAGCTTTTCTAGGGCTGCGGCCAATCTGTCAATGCTAGCTTCCAGCATGTAGGTTCCTCGTTGGTTGTTTGAAGCCCACCAATTATAACCCCCAACGCGGAGACAGCGCTAGCGCTATTTATGCATTGGACTCCGTGTCACTCAGGCTGGAACTTCCAGTTGGGGTCGAAGTCATCCTCCCCAGCATCCTCGTAGGTCCAGGCGGGTGGGTTGGGGCGAGTCTTTGCGCACTCGTCGCACAACACCATGTCGCCGTAGATGCTCGTGCTCCCGCAACGGGTCATCACGACTTTGGCGCTGTACCGCGTTGGAACAGTCTGCGGAACCATCTTGTTGCACATACTTATCTCCTGTGTCGAGAACCTGAATTGGATCCCAGACGCCTCCGGTGGGAGGCGTTTCGGCCGGCTCCCGCCGGCCTCGTCAGTGGGTTGCGTCCTAAGTGTTGAACGTGACCGCCAGTTTGCCCTGAATGGCCGCGACGTTCACCGGGGTTACGACGTCTTTGGTCCGGATGGTCCAGCGCAGCGCCTCTGCGACCGCGAAGGCCACGCGCTGCTCGATGTCGGACTTGCTCTTGTCGTGCACGAGGTTACGCACCTCGTTGATCTGAGCCTGGATCTCTTTTTCGGTCTTCATCTTGGTCTCCTGTGTTTGGGACTCGTCAGGCGGCGCAGCACGCCGCGACCCGGGCGCGCGGCCCGGGTTTCGTCCTCATTCCTGGTCCGGGTAGAACTTCCGCAGCCACGCCTCTGTACCATGGTACCGGGCGTCTGCGGCATTGTCCGCGTGTCCGTGCCAGTAGAAGCCATCCTGTGGGTTCTGGAATTCCCAGTCCCCCGCACCGCGTTGATACCCGTACACATACGACCCTTTCAGCCGTAGCTTCTGCTCCGGCGTCAGATCCTGGCGCTGCTCCTTGACCATCATGCGGCATATAGCCAAATTGTTGAAATAACCCATCGTCGTCTCCTGTGTTTGGGACTCGTCAGGCGCCGCGTCACGGCGCGACCCGGGTGCGCGGCCCGGGTTTCGTCCTACCTACGCCTCTTGCCGGCCATAACCTTGTACAACACGTACGCCAACATGAACGTCCAGAGCGTGTTGAGAAATGTGTCGTACACGTATGTGAGATACGCCGACATCACTCCATCCCGGTCATCAGCGTGGCCAGTCGCGTTGAGACGTCGAAGATGTGTTCCTGTTCCACCCATACGCTTGGTTGCGACGATTCGCTGGTGGTGTCGTAGACGGCTTCCAAGCGCTTGGTCTCGTAGATGAGCGCGCGTTTTAAGGCATGCGCCTCGTCTCTGGTGAGTGCTAGATTGACGGGCACTGTAAACTGATAAGCCATTGTCGTCTCCTGTGTCGAGAACCTGAATTGGATCCCAGACGCCTCCGGTGGGAGGCGTTTCGGCCGGCTCCCGCCGGCCTCGTCAGTGGGCTACCACGTGAGTGAATCGAGGTCGTCTGCCTCACACCCAAACCGATCTACCAGGACGTTTTCCACGTCTTCTCTGGCGTGCAGGTACCGCAGTACACCGTTGGCCCGTTTGCACCACGCTTCGGCTGCTGTGACTGACTCGGCGTATTCCTCTACGTCTGCGCGATCGTCGTCCACGTATGCGCGCCACCCACCTTGATTGGTGACGGTTACGCCCACCCCGCTGTCCGGGCACTGGAAGTTTGCATGCTTGAATCCCATAGCTGTCTCCTGTGTCGAGAACCTGAATTGGATCCCAGACGCCTCCGGTGGGAGGCGTTTCGGCCGGCTCCCGCCGGCCTCGTCAGTGGGTTCAGCGCACGTTCACCCAGCGCATGGCGGTGGAGAGCAGCTTGTTGTAGTCCCCGCTCATGCTCTCGGATCGGTACAGCGACAGCTCCTCCGCGGGCACCCCCGCGCTCCGCAATGCCCGGGTCACGTTGCCCATGATCGCGAAAGCATTGCCATCGCTGCCCGTGAGCTTGACCTTGATGCTCGGATAACGCACGTCTCCGGTTGTGTCTGGCGTCGGTACGGTCTTGGTGGTCATTGTCGTCTCCTGTGTTTGAAAGGACTCGTCAGGCAGCGCATCACGCTGCGACCCGGGCGCGTGGCCCGGGTTTCGTCCTAGCTGTTGGCCAGCGCGGCAGCCACCTTGCCCATGGCTTCGACTGCTGCGGGGTGTACCGGGGCGAACACCCACCCGTGGTCGGTCTTGGACATGATACCGTCGGCGCCCATGTAGGGGGTCTCCGGAAACGGCACGTATGCGCTGTCGCGTACCAGATTGACTGCGTAGCGATAGCCCAGCACATCCTCCACCTCTACGGTGGCGCGGGTCTCGTTGCGGAAAAGCAAATAGACAGTCTTCATCATCGTCTCCTGTGTTGGTTCCCATACACCCGGGCGCCCGGGTGTTTCGGCTGGCTCCCGCCGGCCTCGTCAGTGGGTTCACCCACGCGGCGGGTAATACTTGTCCCCGGGTGCGCGAAGCGTGTCGCTCTTGGGGCCAAGCATCCCTTCTTTCACCAGGAAGTCCAGCGTCTTGGCCTCGTCCCCGATCACGCCAGCCTTCTTCGCCTTGTTGGCGAGGCGGGCAAACTTGGGGGTCCAGGCGTCTATGTCTGGTCCCGCGCTGCTGAGTACCGCGTAGACCTTCAGCCGTTCTTCATCGGTCAATTTGCTCATCGTGGTCTCCTGTGTCGAGAACCTGAATTGGATCCCAGACCCGAGCGGTGCTCGGGTTTCGGCCGGCTCCCGCCGGCCTCGTCAGTGGGTTAGTCGTTGTGGACGTGAAGCTCCACGCACCCGAAGGCCTGCCAGTACACGACCTCGATGAGATCGCCGTTGATCTCGACGCGGCTCTTGCGGATGAGCGGCTGGCCGTTGCCGAGGTTGGTCTCAATCTGCTTCGGGAACTCGCCCGGGGCAAGGCCGAGGTCACTGGCCGCCACGACGAACTTGTGGGCCTCGTACTCGATCACCTGATTGCGGTCAACGCAGAGGGTCATGATTGTCTCCTGTGTAGAGAACCTGAATTGGATCCCAGACGCCTCCGGTGAGAGGCGTTTCGGCCGGCTCCCGCCGGCCTCGTCAGTGGGTTAGAGTCCCAGCGCCACGCGCTGGAGGTGGGAGCGCAAGTAGTTGCGCAGGTTGTCGAGGTCCGTGAGCACGTACCTCGGCAAGCCCATGCGGGAGTACGGCGCCTCCTCCAAGATGTCCAAGAGGACCTGCGCGCTGCGCGGGTAGAGGGGCACGTCCAGCACGGCCAGACCGTGGGTGGGGGGCGCGCCGCGCCGGGCAATCTCGTTGGTGCTTTCGGTCATGTTCATCTCTCCTGTGTTGGGGACTCGTCAGGCAGCGCATCACGCTGCGACCCGGGCGCGCGGCCCGGGTTTCGTCCTATGCCTTGCTGCCGCGCTCGCAGATCTTACACAGCCAGCGCTTTTCGTCCACGCAACGGCGCACGTCCTCTTCAGTACCGCTGATCCTGCCTGTGGTCTGATTCCCGCAGCAACCGCAGGGCGCAGTCATCACCCATCGGTAGTACCCCACAGCCCAGTCTGCGCTGGGCCTCTCCGCCTTGTCCCGTGCCAGTTTCATACTTATGCTCCTATGTCGAGAACCTGAATTGGATCCCAGACACCCGGCCACCCGGGTGTTTCGGCCGGCTCCCGCCGGCCTCGTCAGTGGGTTCAGTCGAGGCCGCTCACGTCGTGTCCCATGTCTGCGACCAACGCTCGTGCTTCCTCCCGGGTCAGACGCTCACCCATGAGGAACTGATACAGGTCGTACGCGGGCCAGTCCGCCACACTCGGCTGTCGATTGAGCTCCGCGTATGCCTGCGCCTTCACCACTGCACGCTCGTCGGGCGTGGGTGTCGGTCCCCAGCGCTTGGCTGCGTTCTCCTTGGCCTTGAGCATGCGCTTGATGTCTGCTGCCGAACGGTAGGTCATTTGAGTCTCCTGTGTTGGTTCCCAGACGCCCCCTCCGGGGCGTTTCGGCCGGCTCCCGCCGGCCTCGTCAGTGGGTTCAGAGGTTGTAGGAGCGGTGCAGCTCTCGGATCGCGTCGTCGTCCAACACGACGTCCGCCACCAGACCGGCCTGCGCGTAGCCTGCGAGCTTCTCCCACGCCTGCTTGGCGCCGATCGCGCTGCCGCCCATGCGCAGCACGACCCGATCGGTGTGCAGCTTGCACGCCACGAAATCCGCGGTGTGGTCGGCACCGCGGACCTTGGCCCGCAACACGTGGAACCGCTGCCCGTTCGACACGCGGGTGTTGGCCACCAACGCCTCGATGTAGGCGCGTGCAGCAGCCAGCCCGATCTCCGGGTCTGCGTCGATCTTGGCCTGCTTGGCCGCCTGCTCAGCCTTCCGTTCCCTTTCGTACTCAGCCATCCTGAACTGGTACGCAGCTTCCATGTCCGGGACGCACGCCTTCAACGTGTCCACGTAGTCGCAAACCGCGAGCAACGCAGCCGCGAAGTTACGCTCCGTGACCAGTGAATCCGTACCGCGCCCCGTGCCGCCGGAGCTATGCGTCACCTCGAACTCCCACCCGGCGGGCAACTCGTCGCCCGTCTTGCGGTCCCAGTTCCAGCCCCTCTTGATGCGGATGTCGATCGGATTGCCCCAGAAACCTTCGACCTTCACATCGCTGCTGATGTGCTCGGAGCCGTAGGACATCTGCGCCTCGATGTTCTCCTTGTCGATCGTGAATTTGTCCATTGCCATCTCCTGTGAAGAGAACCTGAACCACCGGGCGCCGCGGGGCGCCCGTCGAGAACCTGAATTGGATCCCAGACCCGAGCGGTGCTCGGGTTTCGGCCGGCTCCCGCCGGCCTCGTCAGTGGGTTCAGTCCGTGTCGTCATCGCCCCTGTCGCCCCCCGCGTAGTGGTCGCGCACTGCGCCTTCTCGGGCACGGTCGTGCCGGTCGAAGTACGCGGCGTCACCCCCAGAGGCCTCTACCAACAGGGCGAGTTCAGCAATCGCCGCAGTGTATAGGTGGCGGAGGTGTGATCCTACCGGGTACTCAGACCGGGCGTTGATCATGTATCGGCGGGCACGAACCGGGTCGCCGTCCGCCTCTGAGAGATACCTCTTGGCAAGGTCGGCAATGATCGTGGTGTCTGTTGGCATGTGTAGGGTCTCCTGTGTTGGTTCCCAGACGCCCCCTCCGGGGCGTTTCGGCCGGCTCCCGCCGGCCTCGTCAGTGGGTTGTTACGCAGCCTGCGCCAGCTCCATCGCGACGCTGAACGCGCGCCTCTTCATGGCGGCACCCGCCCCGAGCTGGCTGGTGTCGATGCGGGTCGCGTCGGACCTGAAATTGCGCCCGTGGTCCTCGAACCACGTCACCGCATTCAGGGCACCCCACGCCGTACCCGGCTCCGCTCCCGGCGCCTCTTTGTAGGCCAGCAGAAGCTTGTTGACGGCCAGCGTGGCCGCGCGCTCCGCCGGAGTCTGGTCCTCCTTCGCCTTGACCAACGACGCGGCGTTGAGCGCCGGATTGGTCACCCGCAGGAAGTACCGCACCGCGGCCTCGTCGTCCATGGGGACGTGGGAGAGCTTGGTGAAGCGCTCCGCGGCCTCCTCGAACACGAAGTCCGCGAGGCCCAGCCTCGCCTTGACCTGCTGCTCGTCGAACTTGGCGCTGTGGTAGACCTTGACCCGTCCGCCCGTGGTCTCCTCGTCGGAGGCGCTGCGGCTCTCGGCCAACGACATGTCCAGGGTGTTCTGACACACGACGCGTACGGTCGTGAAGTCCACCACCGTGGCCAGGTACCCGTCCACCGAAGTCGCCATGAGCAGATAGGGGCGCACCTCGTCCCTGCCGTCCACGAAGATCGCACCGCCATTGTACTTGGCCAGTGCGAAGTACCGGGCGCCGTCCTTGAGCACCGCGGCGGTCTCCAGGCTGAACCGGGAACCGGCCACGAGGTCGTTGAAGAACTCCAGCACCTGGCGGGGCTGAACGATCTTGAATCCCTTGCTCATGACGCTGAGGCCATCCCCAGTGTCCGACCGGAAGAACACCTCCCGGTTGTCCATCGTGCGGATCTGACCCGGCTCCACCGTGTACTGCACTTCGGCGCGCTCGATCGTGTAGGCCATCCCAGCTGCCTTGCACCACGTGTCGATGTCCGCCCCCTCGGGCAACTCGGTGCCGAGACCGTGCCAACCGGGCGTGCCCACGTAGGCGAAGTCACCTTCGGCGTTCTGGATTGTGCTGATTTCATGTGCCATCGTCGTCTCCTGTTGAAAGAACTTGAATTGGTAGGCGCCGGGTGGCGCCTATGGAGAACCTGAAGTGGATCCCAGACGCCCCGCGTGTGGGGCGTTTCGGCCGGCTCCCGCCGGCCTCGTCAGTGGGTTCAGTCACCACAGACGCGGCGCAACACCGTGTCGATGTGTTCGTCGTTTGCATACTTGTAGATGGCCGTGGTGTTGTACCCGGACGCGTGTAACACGTCCCACCGGTACCTGCGCATCGTCCTGCCGAGCTTTACATACTCTGCGCGTGCGCCCGGATTGGCGGCTAGCACTGGAGCTATGGCGTCGCGTAGCTCCTGCGCGTGTTCTGGTCTGAGCTTCATGGGTGTCTCCTGTGTTGGTTCCCAGACCCGCCCGGGTGGGCAGGTTTCGGCCGGCTCCCGCCGGCCTCGTCAGTGGGTTCAGCGTGACAGCATGCGGTACTCGGACTCCGGGGGCACGTTCTCCACGCAGATGTAGTCGCACTGCAATTCGGCGCGGAGTTCATCCTCCACCGTGCGTACGGTCTTGGAGGTGCGGATGTACACGGTGACGTCGCACGGCTGATCGCGGTCGATGCCCACGACATTGCCGATCTTGTTGCCCGCGGCGCGTAGCGCGTCCCCCCAATTGTGCCCCAGCGTCACAGCGATTAAGTTGTTTCGCATCGTCGTCTCCTGTGTCGAGAACCTGAAGTGGATCCCAGACACCCGGGTGGCCGGGTGTTTCGGCCGGCTCCCGCCGGCCTCGTCAGTGGGTTCAGCCGTCGGACTCGCGGAGATCGTTCGCCGTGCTCTCCATGGTGCACATGCTGCCTCCGAGGTATCCGTGCTCACTGTCAAGCGCCATGCTGATGTGCGCGATCCAATACGCATTGGCCCTGGATTCTTCTGGCGTCCCGCGCACGAGCTTGCGTGCCTCCCAGAGCAAATCCTTCATCTGGCACAGTATGTCCTGCAACTCGTCTGCACGTTCTGCGTTGGTCTTCGTAGCGTCTGACATGATCGTCTCCTGTGAAGAGAACCTGAACTGGTAGGCGCCGCGGGGCGCCTATGGAGAACCTGAAGTGGATCCCAGACACCCGGCTGCCCGGGTGTTTCGGCCGGCTCCCGCCGGCCTCGTCAGTGGGTTTCAGATGAAGGTCGGAGTGTTGTAGCACCCGCCCGCGGCGCCGGGTCCGATCATGCCGTCGCGGTTGATGAGGACGCGCAGCTGCGCGACCAACTCCTCGGGCAGATCCACCTCAAAGTGGTCGATGCGCGGCTCGTAGTCGAAGCCCTCGCCCCTGTGCGCGAACTCGTACACATTCTCCCAGAGGTCAAACCCGAGGCTGATACCGACGCCGGTCGCCTTCGGGTTATGCTTCAGTGCCCAGTGCGCGGACACGAACAACGCCTCACCGGTGAGCGCGCTGATGCTGATGTACTCCGGGTCGCCCTCGCGCCCCTGTGCGGACATCGGGATGATCTCAACCTCCCGCGCGGCCACGAACTTGCCGCGGTTGGTATGGCTGAGGTCGCGCCGCGCGACCGCGGCACCCTTGC